CTGCCGACGGCAACTTTGACGTGACTTGGGAGACGACCGATTACGAGTTGCATCCCTTGAACGGAAAGGTCGGCGGAGCCTACTCGCCGTTCACCGACATCAAGGCCATCGGTGATTACCTATTCCCAATCTGGACAACCTCAACGACTAACAGCAACGAAGCTACAGTCCAGGTGACCGGAACTTGGGGATGGACGAGCGTGCCGGTTGCAATCAAGCAAGCGACAATCCTTCTGGCCATGAGGCAGTTCAAGCGTTACGACTCACCGCTAGGTGTAGCAGGGTTTGGCGACCTCGGTGCAATCCGAGTCGGCAAGCTCGATCCAGACGTGGACGCTTTGGTTATGCCTTACAAAAAGGTCAGCGCAGCCTAATGCCAACCATCACTCAGATTCGCGACGGCATCGCTACTAACCTGCAAACTATTAGCGGGCTAAGAACGTCGGCTGAGGTTCCAGATAGTCCTAACCCTCCGCAAGCCGTAGTGCAGATGGGCAACGTCTCTTACGACACGGCATTTCAAGGCGGACTTACAACCTACTCATTCATAGTTTCAGTCATCGTTGCAAGGGTGACTGAGGGCCGAGCGCAGGAGAGGCTAGATGCCTATGCCAGCACCTCGGGAGCATCATCCGTAAAGGAAGCAATTGAGTCCGACCGAACCCTCGGCGGAGTCGTTGCAGACGTGCGCGTAGTCGAAATGACAAACGTTGGTGCGGTATTATTGGGTGAGGCAACTTACATAGCCGCAGACTTTGCGGTTACAGTTTACGCAGAATAAAGGAGAAACTCGTGGCCAAGTTCGTAGCAACTGACTACAGCATCACGATCAACGGGTCAGACTTCAGCTCAAGTTTGGCCGCAGTTACCCTCGACATCACAGCCGAGGAACAGGACACAACCGCATTCGGTTCTGGCTTCAGAACTCGCATCGGTGGCCTAAAGGACGGTTCGGTTACTTTGGACTTCCACCAGGACTTCGGTGCTGCTTCGGTAGACGCAACCCTATTCCCACTACTGGGAACTCAGGCAACCGTCGTAGTCAAGCCAACCAGCGAAGCAGTCGGAGCAACCAACCCTACCTACACCGCAAACTGCCTAGTAACCCAGTACCAGCCATTCGCCAGCAACGTAGGCGACCTAGCTACACTTAGCGTTACCTGGCCAACCAGCGGATCGGTAACTCGCGCAACAGCATAAGGAAACTAAATGCAAACCAACCTACACATCACTTACGCTGACGGCACTAAGGCGGAGGTAGTAACCTCACCGGCCGACATCGTTGCATTCGAGGCTAAGTTTGAGATAGGTGTAAGTCGTCTAAATCAAGACCCTAAGATGACTTACATCTATTTCCTAGCTTGGCACGCAGCCAAAAGGACTAAGGTCACAAGCCTAGACTTTGAGGCTTGGGTGGAAACCATAGAGGAAGTCAGTTCCGACCCAAAAGCTTTGTAGGGCTGGGCGAAGATTCCTACCACTGGCGAATCGCATGGATCGCCGTAGAAACGGGAATCAGCCCGCTCGACCTAATGCAGCTTGACTCCAGAATGTTTTGGACTCTAAGTAGATACCTAGAGTTCAAGGCTCAGCGCCAACACCGTAAGCGGTAAACTTATAGGCGAGGAGCGTGCGGATGATTACCCCAACAGTAAACGCGGAGAAAATCCGCGATGCAGTCAAAGAACTTCGCAACGTAGACCCTAACCTCGTCAAAGAACTTCGTAAAGAACTACGCTCAAAAATCTCACCGCTTGCCAGGCAGGTCGCAGACAACGTGCCAACCGATCCTCCGCTCTCAGGATTTGGCAACACTGGCTCGACCGGCTGGTCAGACGTAGTGCCAAAGATTTCCTTTACGCCAGGTCGCTCACGCAAGACCGGTAATCACCTAGTCTCGATTCGTATTCAGCCACGTGCAGCCAAGCGCGGTCTATACATTGCCGAGCTAGGTGGCTCAAGAAGTCGCGGTGCAAGCAACCGAGGCCGAGCCATGATTCGCAACCTGAATTCGCGTTATCCAATGAAGGGACGCGGTGGACGCTTTGCCTACACTAAGTTCCGTCTGCTACGACCCGATGCCGTAAACCTAGCCAAAGATGCGCTCAATCGTTACGTGACGCAAGTAAATAGAAAGCTGAAGTTCTAATGGCTATCAATCTCCCCATAGTCTCCAAGTTCTCCGATGCCGGAGTAAAGGCTGCCGAGTCGAGCCTAAAGAAGTTTAGCCAGTTCGCTAAGCAATCGGCCGTCGCTGCTACCGCTGCTATTGCTGGAATCGCAACCGTCTCGATCCGCGAGTTTGGAAACTTTGACTCTGCTCTACAGCAATCCGTTTCGATTATGGGCGACGTGTCAGATGCCCTCAGAAACGACATGGCAGAGGCAGCTAGGGAAGTTGCCAAGACAACCACGTTCTCCGCTGAGCAGGCCGCTGAGAGCTTCTACTTCCTAGCGAGCGCCGGTTTAGATGCAACCGCTTCGATTACCGCTATGCCAAAGGTTGCTCAGTTTGCTCAAGCGGGTATGTTCGACATGGCCCGCGCTACCGACTTGCTGACCGACGCGCAGTCTGCTCTAGGACTTACAATCCGCGACGATGCGATTGCGAACATGGAGGAAATGGTAAGAGTTTCCGACGTGCTAGTTCGCGCTAACACTTTGGCTAACGCTTCAGTCGAGCAGTTCTCCGTCGCACTTACTACCAAATCAGGTGCTGCCTTGCGTTCCTTGAATAAGGACATGGAGGAAGGTGTCGCCGTCCTTGCTGCATTCGCTGATCAGGGTATTAAGGGTGAGCTAGCCGGAACCCAGTTGTCAATCGTCCTCCGTGACTTGACGACAAAGGCAATCAAGAACAAAGCCGAGTTCGAGGCTATGGGCTTGCAGGTATTTGATACCGAAGGCAACATGAGAAACCTCGGTGACATTATTGCCAACCTGGAGGACGTGCTCGTTGGCATGAGCGACGAGACACAAAAGGCTACGCTTCTACAGGCAGGATTCTCTGACAAGTCGCTAGCTTCCATCCAGGCATTGCTCGGAACCTCAGACGCAATCAAGCGTTACGAAACAGAGCTACGCGCTGCTAGCGGAACAACTGACGACATTGCTAATAAGCAACTTGAGTCATTCAACGCGCAGATGGACTTGCTCAAGTCTCGACTGCTGGACGTGGCCATCGAAATAGGTGGACAACTTGCACCTCGCCTACTGGACTTGCTCGATCGCCTTTCTCCAATTATTGACGAGGCAGCGCCGATGTTGCTTAGGTTGTTTGACAACATCAACGCAATCTTCAAAGAAAACTACGATCGACTCTCACCGCTTGTCGAGGACGCATTGCCTAAGTTCCAGACGTTGTTCGAGGACTTGCGTAAACCAATCGGGCAAGTGTTGGAGTTCCTAAGAATCCTCGGTGAGACAGTGCTCAACACTGTTATCAAGCTAGTGACAAATGCAAGCTTCCTCGCGGCCCTAAGTTCTATCGGTAAGTCCTTCGGCATCATTGCAGAACAAATTGGCATTGTTCTAAAGTCGCCTATCGTGCAGTTCTTGCTCGACCTCACAAGCGGAATCATCATCACCGGACTAAACGTTTTGGCGGCTGCACTGGAAGCAGTGGCTAACGTATTCCAACGAGTCATAGACGTAATCAAGGCATTCAACCGCACTAGCGTCGCACCTAAGACACTGCCAGGTGGCGGCATGACTTCGGTGTCAGGCTTTGAAATAAATCGCGGTACACAAACTTACGTGCCAGGCTTTGCCGAAGGTGGCATCGTTCTACCAACGCCAGGCGGAACACTTGCAATCATCGGTGAGGCTGGACAAAGCGAAGCCGTCATCCCGCTAGACCGATTAGACGCAATGATGGGACGCGGAGGTGGAAACATCTCTATAACGGTAAACGCCGGCATGGGAACAGACGGTCAGGATGTCGGCCGAAAGATTGTAGACGAAATCATTAGATACGAGCGTGCTAGCGGCCGAGTCTTTGCGAGGGCGTAATGGCCACTAACAAAGTCGAAATCGGGTTTGACTTCTCTGAGCAGGCAGGCGCAGAGTTCGCAAAGCTAGATGATGCATTCTATGGAATCCTTGACGCACCGCAGACAATCCTCGGTGGCGCAATCTACCAAGACGTAACTCCGAAGGTAGTCCAATACTCAATAAGCCGAGGCAAGTCGCGCCAGCTCGATCGCTTCCAAGCCGGCAAGGTAGACGTAACCCTAGACAACAACGACCGCATCTTCGATCCGCTTTACTTGACCAGTCCTTATGCTGGGCAGATTATCCCTAAGCG